AGGCGTTACGCTTGGAAAGTCCCTGTGCGGCTGCGTCAATCAGCTCTTCGAGCGTCAGCTCGACGATATCGCCGTCCACCTCGACCGGATAGGTCTGTGCATTTTCCTGCGGGTGGGTTTCTGCCGCCTGTTCCTGTGCGAACGGATTGACCGCCATTTCCTGCTCGGGATTAGGATTCATTGCTGTTTTCTGCATTACTGTTTGCCTCCTTTTGCTGCTGTTGCTGTACGCGGAGCGCGTGCAGCAGGTCGTGTTTGCCGCGTACCTGATAATCCGGTACGTTTTCCAGATATACGAGCGGGTCAGAGATAACGCCGCTCTCCAGCAGATGATCGTTTGTCATCGTCTGCATGGTTTCGGACCAGTAGCTTGCCGCGCCGACATCCACCTGCAGGCGCATGTCCTGTCCGGCGAGTGCAGAGAAGTCGAACGTGCATGTTTCGGGTTCGCCGCCGTCCTCGTTCGGCAGAACGAGCGTGCGCACGCCGTAGTGCGCGCCCATCAGGTCAAGGAACACGCGCGCCCAGTCCTCAGTGAAGCGGTAGAACTCCATTTTTGTCAGCTCGAGCGGAGCCGCCGTTGCGTTCTGCACCGCGATAATTGCCGAGGTGTTGTCCGGATTGACCGTGCCGAGTGCGGCCTCGCTTGCGCCCATGAGTTCCGCGGTATCGGTCATCATTTGCTTGAGCAGCTGCAGCACCTGCGCCGAGATATCCGGTGCGCGGAACGCCGCCGCGATGGCGTCGTTCGGGTTGCCGCGCATGCCGATTGCCTTGCCGACGTCGTTCGACCAGCCGTTCGGGAACCGCGTCATGTCGTACACGATCTTAGGGAACGCCACCTGCTTGATGCACTGGACGTACATCGAGTACAGCTTGTTGATGGCGATCTGGTTCGGAATGGCCTCGGTCAGCGGACTTTCGCCGTGGCACGAGCCGCGCACGCGGTTCCAACACAGATGCGTCACCGGATACAGCCGATAGGGAAGCACCTTTTCGGGCATGACAACGGCATTCCGCGTGGTCTTGCAGAAGGCAATGCCGTTCTCGGTCCTGCGCATGTGCAGCAGTACGGTCACGCGCTCGCCGTCCGCCGAGGTGCGGTAACGATGGTATTCGCCGCTGTCATCTGGCCGAATGGTTTCCGCGTCACTCGCGGAGATGCCGTTGGCACGCGCTTCGCGGCGCACCTCGTCCGCGTCGCGCCGCATGGCAATGATAATGTACGGCTGGCGCTGTACCTCATCGCAGGCGGCGTTGCCGAAGCAGATGTTCGTGGAATCAATCAGCTCCACCGCAATATCGCCCTTGACCGCCTGACCGGTCTCAAGCGCCGGATCAAAGTGCATGTAGAAGCAAGCATCACCGTCCACACAGGCGTTTTTCAGCAGCGGGCGGCCGAGTGCCTTGACACCCGAACGCTCGATCGCGGATGCAAACGCACGCTCGAGCACATGCGCGGTCTGCCGCCCGTCCTCATCCATGTCAAACGGCTGGGCGCGTACCGCCACATCGTCGGAGACCAGCATGGCCACAAACAGGTTGACGCAGCGGCGCAGCACATTGAAGATCAGCGGGTCGAGAGACTGCACGCGCAGACCCTCCCACTGCCTGCCGAGGTAAAACGCCTCGTTGCGTCGAACACGGTCGTATAAACCGATCGAGCGCTTGTAGTCGCGGTCACGCTCATATTTCTTCCAGATTGCCGTCGGTGACGGATCAAATTTCATCGTTGTCCTCCTCTCGTCCGTAGTTCATCAGCGCCGCCAGATCGCGGCTGAGCGTATCCTCCGGCGTAGATTCTGCCGTGTGCTCCTTTGGCAAACGCCGCGGCAGAACCACACCGCCGGAGATGATTGCACCGGTCAGGACCAGTATCGCCGCAGACAGCGTGTAACATAAAATTTCCATAATGCCTCCTTTCACTCAAAACCTGAGAAATTCTCCTACTTCGCAGTCATACGCCGACTGGGGGACCGCCTTAACCGGCTCGTACACGGTCGCGGCGTACCCGCGGAGCGCATCCGGCGCATGGGTCAGCTCGTGCGGCGTGTTCGCTGTGTCGGACGGATTGCGTTTGTCGTGCTGCAGTGCAGGCAGCGTGCGGATCAGATTGCGGCAGGTGTCGAAAATCGTCAGTCTGGGACGAACGGCGCCGTCCGTATCCTTGCGCGGCATGAGCAGTTCGTGCAGCGCCAGCCATCCGGCGACACGTTCATTGCTGCTTTTGACAAAATCCAGTCCGCTGTCCGCGAACAGCTCTACCGCGCTTCTGCCGGTTTCCTGCCGTCGGTTCCACAGATCGGGCGGCGCGAGACGGCAGTCAATGCGTTCTCCGGCCGTCTCACAGGCAAGCATCTGCGCCGCTGCATCCGAAATAATGAGTCCCGGACGGTAGAGTTCGCGGTAGACCACGCTGTGTCCGTCCGGACTTTGCGCAATCCATAGCGCTGCCAGCATGTCCAGACCGTAGTCAATGGTCAGGCAGCGCCGCCAGTCATGCGGGATGGCATACGGCTTTACAACATGCAGGTCGCGCGAAAATTCACTGAAATACTGTCCCTCGTTCAGTTCCCACACGCCGTTGAGCAGTGCTTTCCGGTCGGCAGGAGAGAGCAGCTTCAGGCGTTTCTCGTAGCCTGCATCCGCCTTGCGGAGAAACGGGTTGTCGCCCAGTCTTGCGGGCAGGAACAGCCGTGTGCCGCCGTCGAACTCGCGCACGGTGTCCGGCGGCATGGAGTCGATAAACCGGCTCTTCACCCACTGGTGACCGACACCGCCGGGATTGGTCGTCGCCTTGACCTGCTTGGGGAATCCATTCGTGCCGCGGATACGCGACAGCAGATAGGTGAACTGGCTTTCGGTGAAATGTGTCAGCTCATCGAACCGAATGACATCGTATTCCGCGCTCTGGTACTTGGTCACATCGCTTTCCGCGTCGCAGTACCCGAATTCCAGCGCCGAACCGTTTGCAAAATCCCACCGGTGCTCACTCACCTTGTATTTGGCAATGCACTGCGGATACAGCCGCAAAGCC